ATACTATCACCTGCTGCTTTATTAACTACAGGGAATGTTGTTCTACAAAGCATAGTTCCTGCAGATACTGCGTTGAGGATAGCTGCTTCTGTAATAGCACCAGTACCAGTACCAGCTGGGAAAGTTGCTGTTGCGGTAACAGTGACACCACTAGATGAGAAAGACGCTAAAGTAACACGTCCTGCTTCAGTTCCCAAAACTGTATCGCCAATTGCTGGGGTAACAGTTCCAGTTCCAATTGCCATATGTGACATAACAGTAGTAGATCCACCAACCATACGTGAAGCGATATATTGTTTACCTGTTGTGACCACTAAGTTTGGAATATGAACTACATTTTTAATTTTGTCGCTACTATCTCTGTGAACTATTGTTAGTTCACCTTTCATTTTTAGATTTTCATTTAAGTCCATTTATATCTCCTAAGTGTTGAAGTTTGTTGGTTCGTTAGCATACGATCCAGTATCATTACCAAACCAACCTGCATCAGCATATGGGTTTAACAAAATTAAACCTGTATCAGTTGGGATTGCTAAATCGTCTCCAATTCCAGTTTCATCAATATATTTATCCATAGAAAAGACATGACTTTCTGGAGTAGAAATATAGTCTTCAATATTTTTATGTATATCTTTAGCTGAAATATAATCTATATTTACTGTAACTTCGTCTTGAGCTGTTACAGAAAGATTTTTAATCATCGCCTCAAGTGTAGGTGCGATGTCAAATTCATTTTTAATTTCGTATTCACCAAATATTGCCATACCAGCAGGGTGCAGCAATGTTTTCACGATAGATTTGTATGAATCTAAACTTTCATCTATCTTTAAAACATAAGAAAATGCTTGGTAATAACGACTGTCTTGAATATAGATAGAATCATTTAAGAAGCTATCATTTGTAATATAATACCCTGGATATTTAGCCAAAGCACCAAGAGAGACTTTAATAACTGCTGGGTCATAAGGGCTGGCAATTTCATTTCCACCAGAAGAACCGAATTCACGAAGTACTTCACCAGCATAGGTTCCATCCATCGCATCAGTTATCGCATAGTCTGATTTGTTAACAGTACCACTCTCTGTGAAACCATCGGTAGCTTCAGATATATTAATATTTGCGCCAATAATTTGAAGAGTGCTTCCACCAGTTCCTGCTACGTCTTGTCCAAGATCGGCAAAAATTGTAGATGTAAAATCTGTAGTATATCCTGTACCAAACTTAATAAACTCAGCGTTTAAAATTCCACCTTGTGTATTAGTTCTAGTTACCTTCATAATCGACCCAGCACCCTTACCATTTCTGATAGGGTATAACTGTCCAACTTTAAAACCCGTACCTGGAACTAATATTGATAACTTTGATGTTGTGGCAACGATATCAGCAGTAAAGTAAATGTCTTCAGTTTTGTAACGAAGTTTATCTCCAATGCTAATATCACCGAAGAATCTACGATCAACATAGAACTCATAGGTATCGTCCGATAATCGTACTACACGTTCTACTTCTACTTCAATATATTGTCTTCTATCAATTTGAACACGAATAATTTTAGTCGGTGTAACAACATCAACAAGTTTACCAACAATCTGGTCTGGATGACCAGAAGTAACTCGTGCTAAAATAGAAACGTCTTGGTTCCATTTACCATCTGATACACGAAAAACCTGTTTAGCTGGGTAATCAATAGAAACTTCTTTATTATACAAAAGTCTAAACAACAATTTGTAAGATTCTTCAGAACCTTTAGCCAGATATTGATCTTTAATTTTTTGTAATAAAAATCTTGGATCAGTAGTAATCTGATTTGGTAAGTTTATTGCTAACTCATTTTTAAAGTGTTGTATAAATGAGTCTAAAGTAGTATCAAGATCTCTAAGGTCTTTAAGGTCTGGAGAAGTGTTTTCCAAATACTCATAATACGCTTTTAAAAACGCAACAAAATTTTGATGATCTTCACGCACAAACTCTGGGAGTTGTGCTGAAATTAATGAAGATATCTTACTTCGTCTTAATGGGACTGTCATTTTAATCTACTCGGTCGCCTGTTACTGTTGCATTGGAAGCACTAAATGTATAATTGAATCCAGCACGAAGATCTCCAATAGATGTTTGATCTGGGATTGCAGTTACGTATAAATGGTCTCTTGCAATCTTAGCGATCTGCGTTAATGCAGAAACTACATCGTTTGATTTTGGTTTAATAGCAATTTCCCAATCAATATCAGCTAATGCAGTGATATGTAAATTTCTAATATCTAAAATACCTCTTGCATGATCAATAGTACCGATCGTTTCGTCAACGATAAACTTTTGAGCATTGGCACCATACTTGAATAGACGGATGTTAGTTCCATTGTCATCCAAATAATGAACCTCATCACTTCCTTCAATATAAAATCCAGTTGTTCCTAAAGATCCACCTGGAGCCTCAGAATAATGTATAGGGTTAATAATGTTTAACAAATACTGTGCGGAAACATTATATCTTGGTGCAATATTTCTACGCAATAATACAGTCATTGCATTATTCGTGATGGATTTTTCTGATTTGTCAATCAAACCAGATAACTTCGAAAAACGAAATACTCCATCAAAAGACTGTAAATCATTATCGTCATAGTCAAAAATTGTATTAGTTACTATAGTTTCAATCTCTGGTGCAGTTCTTGTAGTTTCTCTTGGGTTATAATATACAGTAACATTTAGTGAAATATTTAAATATTCAGGATCAACTATTTCTGGAATAACAGATACTACGTTTTTACTTTGTAGTACAGTATTAATCAAGTCTGCTTTTTGTAATTGTGTTAATTTAGATGAATCTACAGGTTTAACACAAATAAAAATCTTACCATATACAGGTGGGTTATTATCTTCGCCACCCCAAACAGAAACTGCTTTAGCTCTTGGGAATGCTGAGTAAATTAACGCTTTATAATCGTCTGGAGTCACGCAACGATTTTGTGATGCATAAGTTCTTGGTGCATTGAAGCGAATACTTTCAATGTCTTCCGCAACAGAACCACCCTCTGCAGGAGATAAACAAGTAACGACATTAGAAGCACCTGATAGTAATGTTTGTCCTGTATATTGAAATAATCTTGCTCCATTTGGTGCATCTAATGAAGATGCCATATATTCAATGTGAACAATATTACCAGGAGATAAAGCTCTACCTATAATCCCATCACCAAAATTTAACTCATATAATCCATCATCAACTTCTTTAACGAAATAAACTTTACTTATTGGCGTGGCTTTAGTTAATGATTCTGCGTTAGTGAATGTTTCATATAAATCAGAATTTGCAGATTCTTGTACTTTAACTTTTAGTGTAGATAAATCTATATTTGCATTCGGGATTATGTATTTGTTCTCAGAAGAATACTCCCATTTAAAACTTAAAGGAGTTCCTTCTATAACTTTAATATCATCAAACGTATAAGATGTTCCTGCTCCAGTAATCGTATATGAAGATGTAGTATAGAATGTATACTGAATTCCATCTACAGTTGTTTGGAATGTGCTATATGCAGGTAAAGTTAAAGAACTAGGTCCTTGGATACCACTAGTAACTGTTAAACGAATTGTAGCAGTGGCACAAGTGCAAGAACGAGGAACATAACCGAGCATTTTAGATAAAGAAACAACGCTGTTTCTTTTGCTGGCTGAATCTAAAAACATCTCATTAATAGTTAAGTTATTATAGAGAGCATTATAATGTGTGTTATAAGCCAGAACGTCTAAAAGGATAGAAAGACCAGATCCTTCAAAATCATAATCTTGAAATTGGTCTTGTCCTTTTAGGAAATTCTTAAGGTTAGATTTAATTGCGTCAAAATCTAATTCGGTTACATTTATCTTTTTATTTGCCATTATCGGGTTCTCTCTAATACAAGATCTAAACTTAAAGGTCTTTCTGTATTTACTATTTTAAATTCTATATTAATCCTAATAACATTACTATCTTCTTCGACAACAACATCTACATTTAATAACTCAACACGTGGTTCAAAGTTATTTACTGTATCTACAATAGCACGTCTCAAAACAATGTCTAACATTGGAGTGGCTTGTTCAAACAGCAAACGCTTAATTGGGGATCCTATTTCACTGTGAAATGGTCTCTCAAAATTTGACGTTAAAAGTAGGTTTTTTAGACTTGTTTTTATAGCATTTTCATCGTATCTGAGAACGATGTCTTTCGTCACTGGGTGAGCAGTGAAGTTTAAGTCTAAGTCCGAAAATATTCTTGTATTGCGTGCCATCTAATTATTTAGTCCTATTCTACAAAAGAATTTGAAGATCCTTGACCAATTGCGTCGCCACAAGCGATATTATCTGCAATTCTAGCTGCCAATTTACCCTCAATATATGTTTTACTTGCTCCAGAAGTTGGATACCTTTGATCTGAATTATGAGTTTGGGTTCCGCATGTATGAGCTGCCCATTTACAATTTGGACTCACAACACCTGGAAATTTCCCATTGAAATAGGTTTTCGCTACAGGTGTGGTTATCATGACTGTTGGTGGGAAACACCCATGTCCTGTTGACTTATCTCCGATTCTAGTTATTGCTGGCATATGATACCAATTCCTTTAGAGACAACATTCCTGGAGTCCAGTTTCTATCTTGACAAAGAACAGTATATGTCTGGCTTGCGATTATCGTATTGGGTGTCAAAGGATCGTACGCATGAGCAACATAAGAGAATGTTCTACTGCGAGTCATATCTGGATCGAATCCTACAACTTCGTGCACTTTCGATCTATTAACTGCTTCCCAAACGCTGGCATTTGAAGCCAATGTTGTAATAGTTGTTATATTACCTTTACTATCTCTAGTCGTCAAACCATCATTAAATATACCTCTGTAAAATCCAGACAAAGTTGCTCCAGAAATACTCACGCTACTTGGGTTAATTTCTTGTGGAATAACCCTAACTGAGTAATAAGTTCTACTGCCAGAAGTTGGTGGTTCTGCAGTTGGGTCTCCCTCGCTTTCTGTATAATATTCTATTGTGTGGCTAAACGAAGCCATCTCGGCATGAGTGCCCAATAAAGTATTAACAGGTTCCCACATTATGCAGATCCAAACAAGAATAATCCACGAC